TCTCTCGACCATCAATCTGATATGAAGCACCACCATTCTTGGTGAACTGAATAACGTCACCGACCTTTGCGCCGTCTTTCTGGTCACACCCATCACCAACCGCGACAACACGTCCGCGCGTGTGTGATTTTCCGAATGTACCGCTTGATCGTTGATTGTATTCCTCGAACTTGACTATCTGTATGACGCCTTTGTAGTCGTTCTCAAGTTTTACAGGCTCAACTAGCAACCGATTCCCACGCGGCCTAACCATTCAGGGCCTCGCGGATCGTCGTCTCGTTCATGCGGTGATGCGGTTTCTTCCCGAATTTAGCCTCATACTCAGAAACCAATTTTTCGCGTTCATCATCCAGTTTTTGCGCCACTTCTTCCTGTTTCACGACAGGAATTTCCTTTTTAGGACGGTGATAAAACTGTTCCTTGGTAACTTCAACCCATCCGTTTTTCTTGTCGGCCTCGGCCTCTTTCTGTAAATAGGCGATCTTTCGCCCGTGTTGTGGATGTTCAAGGTGAATTGCGATAGGCATTTTGTCCCTCGTGGTATTCGCTGCCTCCGGGCTGGCGCAGCATGAACTTGTGAAAGTTACCTGGGTAACGGTTTCCGTTGTGGCTGGTATGGTCGATATTCAAATCCGGGATCAGCCAGATCATCCCACCCATATCTTTCCAGCGTTTAGAGAAAGCGTAATCCTCACCGAACCACGTCCCATCAATAGCACCGTGATTGAACAGGTCAACCCCAATTCCGTCACTGATGCATAGTTCTGGATAGGCTTTCTTGAACGCCTCAATGGCTGGTCTCGATACTCTGAGAAAACCTGCCGGTACCCGAGTCGCGGACAAACACCCATCGTCACGCCCCATTGGCTGATGCGTTTCTGGATCAGTGTCTATACAACCCATATACGACTCGTTGTCGTCGATCTTGAAGCGATACGTCCCGGCAACTATGTATCCATCAGCTTCCAGGAGCTTAAGCATATCGGACGGTTGCCATGCAACATCATGGTCAAGAAACACGATGTAATCCGCTTTACGTTCAAGCGCCTTGGTCAACATTGTTGCGCGTGCGCCGCTGATATATGGGCATCCAACCTCGAATACAATGGAATGATCTATGCCAGCCTTGTCAAGAACCGGAACAGTTTCTTCCATCGACGCCAAAAAAGCATCAGTTGGTTTTATGTAAGTAGGACAACAGAACACCACTTTCATTTAACGCCAACCCCTATAAGGTTGTAATGCGACGATCTGCGCACATTCACCACCTGAAAATATGGTTGCATCACTTTTTCAAGCGTCTTCTTGATGAACCCTGATTTGTGTTGCATGTATGGTTTCGTCTTCGTGTATCCAGAGTGCCCGTAGATCATGTCGAATCCAGTAATCGGACCACTCGGGGAAAACATAATTACATCGTCATCCGGTGTTACGTCTTGCAGGTCTGGAACAATCACGAACGCAAAACCGCCGCGATCCAGCACGCGCGCAAACTCGGATAACGCCTTATTCACATCGGACAGCTCAAGGTGCTCCAAGCAATGTGACGCCAGCACCACGTCGAACGGTCCTATATTTCCAAGTTCAGTCATGCTCCCGATGATATCAGGGCGATGACTCTCGTCTATGTCCAGGCGCGTCTCGATAGCGCCGGACAACCAATCAGGTAACGTGTCACCACCACAGCCGACATGCAGAACACGCTTGTTAAAAAACGGGGCGACTTTTGCCGCCCCGTCACTACTAAACATCAAGCCGAACCCTTCCAAAGCCCCAGCGCCGCCAGCGTACTCATCACTTCGATGAGCGCCGCCTTAACATCCGATGTAATCGCCGTGCTGGAGGCGGTACCGACAAGCGAAGTCGCCTGTGCCGCCGCAGCCCGTTGAGTGATCGGAGTCGTGCCGTAAAAACCGATCTTCTTTGCAGAAGACTGGCCCATGCACACGCCGCTGCTGTTGGTACTGCCTACATATTCGATATCACTACCGCGACCGATAGCCATTATATGTCTCCTTCAATTAACCAGTGATACGGCAAGCCCATTCAGGACGCACCGTCTCATACCCATACAGGATATCCAGACGAGTCGGGATATTGCTGTTGTTGATGTCATACTGACGAACAAGCAACATGCTCAAACCCTCGTAGTTCTGCTGGCTGGCAAAATGCACTCCTTCCGGCTTTTCCAGATCGGCAGTTACGAAGGCAAATGCATCCTTGTGGTACGCAAGATGCTGCTCGTAAGCAGTCGAGGCCGAACCCACCAGAGTGATAGCAGCACCGTTAGCAGGAAGAGCGTCGATATTCTGAGTCGCCCCGGTGCTGATAAACCCAGGAGAAATCGTCCAGTCATTACCATTGATCGCAGTAATGACAAACTGAGCAGATTCACCGAGAGAAGCCTTGGTTTCCGGGTGTACCTTGTTGACGTTGGCGATAGTAAACACAGTGCCGACCGTTACAGAAGCGCCAGCCGTGGTAAAGGTCGTGTCACCAGAAGCCACCGTATCGTTTACCGTCACCGTCGTATGGTCCGAACCAGTGGTATGGATATACACGCGCTCATTCTCGTACCAGTCAAACCCGCTGTTACGCGAGATAAAACCGTCACGATACTGGCGCTTGATCTCCATTTGGTCGTGGAACAACGCAGAATAAGCATTGACCATAGCGGCCATGGCAAGTGAGTCGATCTGAATCGAGCGCTCATCATCCTTTGGCCCAAGACCACGATTGATAGCCGCGCGCGCCTGGCCGAATGTCAGCATAGACGCCGGAGTGGTGCCAGCAGTACCCACCGAGTTGTAGACCTTTTTTGTCACAGATGACAAATAGTCGTTCTCCACGTCCGAGATCAACACCGACACAGCAGGATTGACAATACGCTTCTTGAAGTCATCCAGTTCCAGCGCAAGCTCTGCCTGACTGAAGTTCATGCCGACATGCTTCTGGGTGGCAACCGTCAGGGTCACGGATTCTTCCGAAGTGTCCTGAGCGACAAGAGCTTTACCAGTCGTTACGGTGTATTTGTTGGGAAGCCGAATCTTCAGTGGAGTACCGATCTTTGCACCAGTTTGAGCAAAAGAACTGTCATACTGAAGACTGGTTGTCCCAATGAAAGTCGCCTTTTCATGGGCAACGCGCAGAATTTCTCGCGTTACCGCAGTAGGCGTCAGAATACTGTTAGCCATTTAATCTCCTTAACCGGCCTCGCGGCCTGTCTGTTTATTGCGTTTTTTCATCCATGTCCTGATATCGTCATTATCGGTCGGGACCGTGCTTGTTGGTGCGCGACCCGCATTAACCGGCTTAATCGGTTCCGGTGCCTTGGATACCGTTGTCGCCGTTGGTGTCTGGGTGCTAAGACGTACGGATAGACGACCAAGCTCAAGAGCTTGTGCCGCTGGACGAAGTGACGCGATGCGCCGCATCTCCTTTGGGTTCTTCCAAAGGTTGTACAGCACTTCGGGTCCATTATCTGCCTCGAATATCGCATCGCGCATGACCGGAGAAATGGGATAAGTCCCATCATCACGGGTGAAGATTTCCACCATCATCTCATCAGCATCTTCGTATTTGGTCAAAGAATCCTCGGCCTTGTCCCGAAACGAGACGTATGACCGCTGCATTTCCTCGCGCATACGCGTCTGACGATCTTGGTTGCGGAATTCTTCTTGCGCCTTGCGGAATTCCTGACGGGCTTCCCACCGCGCCTGCGCCTTGATGTAAGTTTCATAATTATCGAACTCTGCCGGGGTCGGTTCCTTTTCCGCGTCTTGCGGTTGCTGGAACTTCTCAGACATCTGACGATAATACTCAGCCTCACGCCTGGCTGCCTCGCGCTGTGCGACTAGCTCATCAATACGTTTACCCACCCCCTTACGCTTGGGCGGCTCGGCAGTATTCGCCGTTTGTTCCTGAGTGGCCTTTGTCTCAGGCGTTTCGGCCGGTGCGTCCGTATTCTCAGGAATCGTTGTTTGTTCCTGAACGGTGGACGATAACGCTTCTGCGGATTGCTCCGCATTGGGTACTGTTTCACTCATGGTTTTGCGCTCCGAAGCGGATATGGCTGTCATCACGACAGTCGTGGCCCAGTGATGCGCTCACTGGTAAGCGTTACTGAATCGTCTGTGCTTCTTCGATAACTTCGCTGTATAGCGAACCGTCCGGTTGACGTTTCGTCACCACAGAACGTTTCGGCTTTGGCTTGTTGGCAATACCGGATATGATGTCGGCAAACGCTCCGATTGCCTGTTCCATGTTCTGTAGTTTCGCGTCGATGTCGATATTCAAATCCGCCTTGGATTCAATCTCGGCGGTGCGCACAGAAGCCAGTGCCTTGATCTCCTCGGTCTGTTTCTTGATCTCAGCCTCGGCAATCTTGGCTTCAGCCAGACGCATGCTGGACTCGTCTGCCAGTTCCTTGTGCTTTAACTGCATTTGCGATTCGCTCAATGCCTGCTGCGCCATCTGTAACTGACCGGAAAGTTTCTCCATTATCATACCGGCCTGCTGAAGGCGATTCTGAATCTCTGGCGGAATCTGCGGTTGTCCTTCCTCATTCTCAAGCGCCTGAATTGGAGGCGGTAACATGGCCTTAAGCCGTTTTGCCACTTCTTCAGACCCCGGAAGGTCCATATTGCGGAACATGATGTCACCGGCAATCTGCATCAGTTCAGGGTTGCT